CACCTGCGTTTGCTAAAGTAGCACTTGCCGCCCAAGAAGTACCATCATAAGTATTTGTTGTAGCACCATAACCTGGACCAAGGTCACCTAAAAAAACTAGTCCATCTGTTTGACTTCCTGCTGACGCAGCAAAAGTTAAAGTTGAAGGATAAACAGTTGCAGCTGTCCAAGACGTTCCGTCATAGTGTTCTACATTATTAACATTAGCTGGACCAGTATCTCCACCTGCAGCAACTGCTGCTGTTTGAAGTCCAAATTGAGTTGTTTTATATCTAGCTGTTCCTAAATTATTTCCTTCTGTCCAATTAGTTCCGTTATATTCTTCTGAAAGATTACTACCTGTATTTCCTGGAGGACTACCACCAGCGGCTAAAGCTGCAGTTTGAGTTCCAGAACCACCGATAGAATATCTAGCTGTGTTTAGATTATTTCCTTCAGACCAATCAGTTCCATTATATTCTTGAGTATCATCATTAGCACCTCCAGCTGGTGGTGAACCACCAAAAGCTACTCCTGCTGTTTCGGTACCTGCACTTGCAGCATAGTCTGCTGGTGCACCTAAATTATTTCCTTCTGTCCAACTTGTTCCATCATATGTTTCTGAATTAACAGATATTCCTCCAGGTGAGTGACCACCTGCAAAAACCGCTGAAGTTTGTATTCCAAAAGTTACAGCATTTCTTTGTCCTGCAATTAAATTACCACCACTAGCCCATGATGCAGCTGTAACTACGTTTATTGATGATGAGAATTCTTCTGTATCAGATTTTATATTTCCTGGTGCTGGGTTTGAACTTCCTCCAGCAGCTAACGAAGCAGTTTGAACACCACAACCAGCTAAATAACCTCTTGCAGTAGCCATCGATGCTGCTGCAGTCCAGTTAGTTCCGTCCCAACTTTCAGTAGTAGCTAGTGGTCCAGGTAAGTTAGCACCAAATGCTAAAGCAGCTGTTTGTGTTCCAGAACCTGCTAAAGAACCTTTAGCTGAAGGTAGTGCATTAGTTGCTGTCCAACTTGTTCCATTCCAAGATTCACTTGCAGTAGTTGAAGGATTACCTCCAAATGCTAAACCAGCTGTTTGAATACCTGCTGACGCAAGGTTAGCTCTTGTTGTATTTAAATTATTTACTGCTGTCCAAGATGAACCATCCCAAGATTCAGTCACGGAGGGTGCAGATCCCCCTACAGCTATAGCAGCTGTACTAGTTCCAAAACCTGAAAGATTAAATCTTGAAGTGTTTAAATCAGCAACTTCAGACCAAGATGATCCATTCCAAGATTCTGTAATACCTACAATAGTTGAAGGACCTGTTGATCCACCAAAAGCAATAGCAGTGTCTTGTGTTCCTGCTCCTGCAAGAGCCCCTCTTGCAGTGTTTAAATCACCAACTTCTGTCCAACTTGATCCATTATATTCTTCAGCATTAGCCACACGAGCAGTTCCATTAAAACCTGCAAAAGCTATACTTGCAGTCTGTGTACCCACACCTACAACTTGATTTCTTCCAGTATTTAAAGCACCACCACTAGCCCAAGTTGAAAGTGGAACAACTGATCTAAAAGTTCCTGTTGTAGTGTTGTACCAAATTTGGCCCTCGGCTCCTGCGTCTGTTGGATCGCTGTCTACTACTTTAATTGTTTTTCCAATAATTTCTTTATATGTTGTCATAATTAACTTGTTGTTATCTTCTCTATATTAAGTGCTGCTGTAAATTCTTCTGTGTTATTATAAAAAGTAGGACCGTTTCTTCCACCAACCCCTAATGTAGCTGTTGTGGTTCCTAAAGATGCTCCATTTATACTATCTCTACCTTGTGATAAACTAGGTTTATTAGACCAAGAAGTTCCATCATATGCTTCTGTTGAAGTTTTTGCACCAGGGGCTCCTCCAAAAACTAATGTTGCTGTTTGAATTCCGCTTCCACCTAAAGCACTTCTAGCAGTATTTGCATCTCCACCAGAAGTCCATGAAGTTCCATCATACTCTTCTGTTTTAGCTGTTATATTTGGACTATAATTATATCCTAAACAAGCTAAAGCTGCAGTTTGAGTTCCAGTTCCAACTCCTCTATATCTAGCTGATCCTAAAGTTCCTGGAACAGCAGACCAATTAGTTCCGTCCCATTCTTCTGTAATATTTGTAACGTTTGTAGAAGGAAGTGTATTGTTATAACCTCCTGCAGCTAAAGCAGCACCTGTTGTTCCGGCTACAAAAACAGCATATCTTGCTGTGTTTAAAACATTAGTAGCTGTCCAAGAAGTTCCATCATATTTTTCTGAATTAGTTATACCAGTGTTTCCAGTAGGTCCTGAACTTGTTATACCTGCAGCAGAAAGAGCTGCTGTTTGACTTCCACAACTCCCCATAAAAGTTATTGCAGTATTCATATTATTTCCTTCACTCCATGATGATCCATTATATTCTTCTGAATTAGAAGAAATAGTTGGTGCAGCTGCTCCTTCTCTACCTCCAGAAGTTAAAGCTGCAGTTTGTGTTCCTGCTCCTACACCAGCAGCATGATTGCTTCCTGCACTTCCACCACTAGCCCAAGCTTCAAGTGTAACAAAACCTTTTAAACTTAATTCAGTTTGATTATACCACATTTGTCCTTCAAGAGGATTATCTGGATTTGTTGTATAGGACCTGATGTTTCGTCCTTGAATATTTTTAAATGTACTCATTTAACCTCTAGTTATTTTTTAGAAGCCATCCTTGAGTACCGTCTGTAAATACCAAAGTAAAGCCTGCTCTTTCAGTTGCTACTGTTAAGTCCGCTGCTGAACCTTGAATGTTTGAACTATTTCTGCCGATAGTTAAATTATTAGTGTCAAAGGTTCCTGCGTAATCAATAACAGATACTTCATCTCCAATTGTTGGTGAAGAAGGTAGAGTTAAAGTCCATGCACCACCTGAAGTATTTGCAAAAATTCCTTCACCAGCTGCTGCTGTGTAAGTTGTAGTTTTTACTGCTTGCCATGAGGTTCCACCTGCGTCAGCTTCTTCCCAAGACAATACTCCACCTGTTGTTGATTTTAAAATGTAACCGTTTCCTCCAGCTACCGCTGCGGGCCATGTTAAAGTATAAGACCCACTAACTGTTGCAGCCGACTTCTGACCTATATATGCACTATCATCACTATCTGCTAATCTTAGCTCTTTCTGAGAATTAATTGTTAGTGCAGTTCCTGCTGTCCAAATTAAATCTGCATCTCCTGCAAATGATCCTGAACTATTAAACTGTACTTGTGTATTTGAACCACCTGGTAGTCCACCAAGAACAACTTCTTTAACGTCTGGATTTGTACCATCGTTAGCACTTGCTGAAAGAATTTTCCAACCTTTGTCAGTTGTTGCCCAAGTTACAGTATCACCTGAACCCGATACGTATTTAAATTGTACAGTGTATGCACCACTTGTATTATTTAAAACAAAATAAGTATTTTCTACATCTAAAGGAATTGTTACAACTTTATTTCCTGAAATTGTTTGAGCACTTTCTGCTCCTAAAACTATAACTCTTGTTGCAAGAGTTGCACCTGTTGATCCATCTGATACAGCTAAAGCTGTTGTATTAGCTCCTGCACCTGCGGCGTTTAAAGTTTGAACTTTATAACCACCAGTTATCTGTTCAAAAAGACTTAAATTGGTATTTGTTTTTGTTCCCCATGTACCGGCGTTTTCACCAGTTGCCATTAGTTCAACACCAAGAGGTGTATAAGTTGAAGCCATAATTTTTTTCTCCTAAGCCACGTGCGTTACGTCTGTATACGATGTATTTCCTGATACGTCAACATCGGAATAACTCGCGCTATTTGTTTTATTAACATTACTATAACTTGTATTTCCGTCAATATCAATATCTTGATATGATAAAGCTGCAATATTTCCTACACTAGAAATTGCCTCTACTCCAGTTAATCCTACAGCATTTTCTGTTGGAGTTATTGCACCAACTGCCGTTGTAGCAGAAACCCCTGTTAATGGTACTCCTATTTCAAGAACTAAAGATCCTACAGAAGAAGTAGTTGATACACCTGTTAATCCTACAGAATCTGCTGGTGTAATAGAACCTGCACTAGATGTAACCGATACCCCTGTTAAACCTATTTCAATTGCATCAAGAATTATTCCACCAATTGTCGATGTTGCAGATTGGCCGGTTAAACCTATAGACATTTCTGTTGGAGAAATTTCTCCAACACTAGATGTTGCACTTACTCCTGTTGGTACAACTACACAATCTATAATATTTGTTAAACTACCAACACTAGATGTTGCACTTACTCCTGTTATGTCTATAAGTTCTTCTGGTACAACAGTTAATGATCCAACACTAGAACTTAATGCAGTTAATCCTGATAATTGGACAAGTTTATTAAATGAATCTCCGTAAGGTTCTTCACCCCAACCATTTCTACCCCAACCAACTAATGTTCCAGCATTATCAAAATCGCCAAGTTGAGTTTGTGCTTGTTGGCCTGTTGGAATTACAATAGATGTTAAATCTAAAGTTGGTGTGCCTAAACTTGATGTAGTTGAAAGTCCTGTTATTGGAACTGCAATTTCTGTTGTAATAGAACCAATAGAAGTTGTGGTTGATTGTCCTGATAATTGTACAGCATACTCTACGCCCCAACCAGAGTTACCCCACTCTTGTCTTCCCCAACCTTCTTCATTAAAAGCTTCTAATGAACCTGTTGATGATGTTGTTGATTGTCCGGTAAGAATAACAGTAATGTTATCATCACCCCATTCATTGGATCCCCAAGTATTATTACCCCAGGTTGATGCCATAAGGAAGTCCTCCTTATGCTATACGAAGGATTGCGTTACTTGCGTCTGCTGTTGGAAATTGAATTGTAAATGTTCCTGAAGAAACTGTTTTATCTCCACCAAATGCTATGGCACAAACTGCTCTGTCGGCGTTTGTATCATTATAAATTAAACAACCATTAGCTGTAAATGAAGCAGAAGTAAAACTTATATCTGCAAAGTCACAACAAGCTGTATCAGTTGATAAAGCAGGTGTAACACTTGTAAGTGCTTTTCCACCAGCTGAATAAGCAGATCCTGATGCGTTAGATATTTCGTTTGTAGCGCTGTAAGCTGTTGTTGATTTATTTAAAGTAGCACTACTTGTGTATAAAGCTAGTTTAAAACTGTTTCCAGACGATGCTGTAAAATTATGTAGAGCTTGTAAAACTTCTGTTTTAAAACTGTTACATACTGCCGATGTTATTGCCATAATATTTTACTCCTATTTACGGAGACGGCGACTTGACTGGTATTCTAACTGTTCCGTCAGTATAATCATCTCGTCTTCGTCTTCCAAGTTGCATACCTGCAAACTGTTGTATAGCATTTTTATATCTATTTTCATAGTATGTCAACATTTCCATTGGACCTTTTAAATATCCAAAAGCTTCTACTAGACATGCATATAATAGACCTTGTGGGAAATATGTACTTAAATATGTATTAGCATTAAAATCACTACTAGATCCCCCAAGACCATTTGGCATTTTATTATAATAAACCCTAAATTTGTAATTAGCGTCAGGTGTAGGAGCTATATACATACCTCCAGATGAAGTATCTGTAGTATTATCAGCGCCACCAAACATTGCATAGTATTTAGGAAATCCGGTAACTGAATTAGTAGTATCTGTAGGAGATTGTATTTCTCCTTCAGGTCCAAATTTTCTATCTACAAATTCTGATAAATAAGTTTGGTCTTTTTTCTCTAACCATTTCCCATTACCTTCAGTATTAGCTGTAGATTCAAAAACTTCAATTCCTCTTATAAATAAACATCCTGCTGGTGCATTAATTGTATTATCATTTGCAGCCAATGTACCTTCTTGAACATGTCTTTGAGCATCCATAGGAAGCTCTTGATAAATTCTAAATTCAGCACCCATTATAAAACCATCTAAAATAGTAGTTGTAAAAACTGTATCATCTACTTCAGTATAATCTAAAATAGCTTGTTTAAGTGTAGTATAATCGTATTTTTTAACTCCTGACATAATTAACCTCTATCATTAACGGGTCCAATTGTACACTGTAAACCGCCCCCTGTTTCTGTGCTTGATGCAGTGTTAGTTAACGTAACATTTATACCGTCAAATTGTGTGGTTGTAGATGGTTGGCCTGTGCTTGGAACTGATGTTTCATTTAAAGAAACAACTTTATAACAACCAAAAACTTTTGCTAAATTAGAATGAGATCCTGCAATTGTAGATTCAGGAGAAACTCCTCTGTAAGGAGCACTTGTTCCTCTAGTACAACCAGTTAATTGATGTGTAGATCTTCCTGTGTATTGTATAACTTCATTTTGGTATGTTCCAACTTTTAAAGGATCGCTTGTGTCAGAAGAAGTTAAAACTTTTTCAATTACAATAAAACCAGATGTTGGAAATTGTGATCCATCGGTTAAATTAATTGTAGTAGCAGTATCCGTTATTGCTCCATTTAATGTTGTAGACATTTGTAAAGTTGATATTGCAACACCGCCTACGGGAGATTTAACATTTCTAAATCTTGCAAAATCATTTACTTGTAATTCACCATTTGGAAAATTAATTTTTAATGTGGTATTAGACGCAGTTACAAAAGGATTTTCTGGTAAAAAATCTTCTGTTGGAAATTCTGTTCTAGCCGTTCTTGCTCTTTGTAAAGCTTGTGGATCCGCACTTGTAGGCTTAGGGTCCAACTGTGGTTGTTTGGGTTCATATTCTGAAATATGTACAAACGCACCATTCCATTCTCTAACCATTTCATTGTATGGAAATGCCATTCCTGATCTATCAGAAATTGCTAAAGCATATTTACCTTGTGAAAAAGTAGTCATTAACCAATACCTGGGTAATAGATTTTAGGAGATATGTATGTAGAGTTAGAAGAACCATCTTCATCTTCTGCTCTTAATAATTCATCCTCATATAATAATTTTAATTCTTGTACTCTTTGTGGTGCATATTTTACAGCTAAGTAATATGCCAACCCTGAAATCATACATGGAATAAATCTGTATGGTACGTCAGTTGCATTTGTATAAGCACCTACATCATCAATTCTTTTTGTGTAATAAAAATTAATATAGTTACCATCTTGAGCTGCACCTGGAGTTAAATACAAAGTCATTGTAACTTTATCTATGAATCTTTGGACCCAATATTGTGTGGGTAAACCTTTGTCAGTTTTATTAGAAAAACCTTGATACTGTGATCTACTAATTTTTGTCATTGGCGTATCAACTGAAGTAGATTTTATTCTATAATCTGCTTCTTGAATATCTGTTACACCATTTGGAAATTGTAATACTGCATCAGAAGTACTGTGTGTAGCTGCCGTACTGCCATTAATTCCTCTAGTACATCCTGTTAAATTTAAACTTGTAATTCCTGTGTATGAGATTTGTTCAGTTCCAATAGTAATTATTCCACTAGTTGCAAATCCTGTAACTGAAGCTACTCCTATAGTAACCGCAGTAGCATTTATACCTGCAGAAAGTGTTGTGTTAATTCCGTCTGAAGTACCATCGGCCGGGGATCTAAAAAAAGTGTAAACAGTTTGTCCGTCTACTAATGTAACATTTTGGTTTTTTACTTCCCAAAATTGTAAACCTCTATTTCCCCATTCAGAAAATAAAATATTTAAAGATCGTTTAGCAGTTTTTAATTGATAACCAGAAGTCCCTTGAATACCAATACGTTCGTACGCATCTTCGATAATTTCATCAATGCTTAGGTTCTTATCGAATACATAAGAACCAGAAGTAGTATTGGCCATTAGTTCTCCTATTCGTAATACTTAATAAATTCAAAAACAATTGAATAAGTATCACCCGCTGTATGTGCAGGGATAACTATATTAACATCGCCATTTGCATTTCCACCAGTGTTAGGATTTACTAAACCTCCTATAGAGCTGTAATCAGAATCATTATAACCAATTAAAGATAAAAAAGTTTCATCCCCACCAGAATTTTCCCATTGTATTTTTGCAGCATCTACACTTGCAGTTGGATTAATATTATACCAAACTTTATTTAATGATATTCTATTACAACTTTGGTTAATTTTAGATTTAGCAAGTGCAGAAACATCTATAATAGTTGTTCCAGCGCTTCCATCCATTCCACCATCTATATTAAAAACATAGATAAGTTTTCTTTGGCCGTCAAATTGTGTGTTTATTGTTGGTCCGTATGCCATTTTATTTTCTCCTATTAAAGAGCGGGGTCATTACACCCCACTCAGAGTTGATTATTATTACGCTGTGTCAGAAGTGGAATCAATTCCAAAAATCTTTAACACAATTGTTGTGACAGCTGGCGCTCCGCCTGCTCCATGTCCCGGGTCTCCAGATAAAACAAGTTCAACTTCGTCTCCAGTTAAACCTGCGATTCCTGGTGCAAATCCAGACATTCCTAAAACTCCATTACAACCTAGGAAACCTTTCCAACCAGTTGAGTTAGTA